ACTGTGGAAGAAGACGGAGGATTTGGAAACTCTACACGGGGGTAGGGGGTATGCATCTCTACGTAAGCCTTGAAACGACAACGCGCCAGGGTCGTGTGTGAGAAATCGCGAAAATCGCAAGGGGGGGTATCTTTGAGCAATTTAAAATGAAATTTAAAGTTCAATAATTTCCTATAAACCCTATGAATACTAGGATATAGCGATTAATAAAATATAAGTATTTAAAGTAAAAATGAACTAATATAGCTTTAAAACTATAGGATTTCATATAGTTTTTCAGTATTTTAGCCTTATGACTCAAGTCTAGGGCTTTTTTTATGCAATGAAAGGAAGGAAATCTAATGAAACAGGAAATGATAGTAAGAAAAGTATCGATATCAGAAATCAATCCGGCAGAGTACAATCCAAGAAAAGATTTAAAGCCGGGGGATCCGACATATGAAAAGTTGAAAAGGTCCATGACTGAGTTTGGATATGTGGAACCTATCATATGGAATGAAGAGACAGGAAATATAGTGGGAGGCCATCAGCGATATAAGATCCTATTAGAAGAAGGACAAACAGAAGTAGAATGTGTTGTTGTTAAACTTTCTCCTGAAAGAGAAAAGGCATTAAACGTGGCTCTTAATAAAGTAACAGGAGACTGGGAGATTGAAGCTTTGGCAGATTTAATTAAAGGACTTGAAGCCCAGGATTTTGATGTTACCCTCACTGGATTTGATGCTGCGGAGATTGAAGACCTCTTCAGTCAGGTCCATGATAAGGATGTAACTGATGATGACTATGATGTTAATAAAGCATTAGAGGAAGCCGCATTCGTAAAGCCAGGAGATCTTTGGATGGTTGGAAGACATCGACTGCTTTGCGGGGATGCTACTAAGATTGAGGATGTAACTAGATTAATGGATGGAAAGAAAGCCAACCTTGTATTAACGGATCCTCCATATAATGTGGACTTTGAAAGCTCTAGTGGTCTTAAGATACAAAATGACAAGCAGGATAATGATACCTTTTATAAATTTTTAATAGCTGCCTTCAAAAATATGGCTGATCATACTGCTCCGGGAGGTTCAATATATGTATTCCATGCAGATACGGAAGGACTTAACTTTAGAAAGGCTTTCATAGAAGCAGGATTTCATTTAAGTGGTGTTTGCATTTGGAAGAAGAATTCTCTAGTTCTTGGAAGGAGTCCATACAACTGGATACACGAGCCTATACTATTTGGATGGCTTAGAGGAGCCAAGCATAAATGGTTTACTGGAAGATCGGAAACAACTGTGTGGAATTATGACAAGCCGAGAAAAAATGGAGAACATCCAACAATGAAACCAGTTCCTTTACTATGTTATCCTATAAAAAACTCATCTCAGGTTAATGGAATAGTAATGGATATTTTTGGTGGAAGTGGATCAACCCTTATTGCCTGTGAGCAGATAGATAGAATCTGTAATACCATGGAGATTGATCCTAAATATGCAACGGTTATAGTTAAGAGATATATAGAACAGGTTGGAACAGACAAAGATGTATATTTGATTCGTGATGGCGAAAAGATTCACATTAGTGATGTAGAGAAACCTGAAGAGATAGAAGAATCTTAGATAGTATACAGTATGTTTTCAATAAATGACTTGATATTTATCCCCTTTAGAGTGATATATGTATATAAGAAAAGAAACACACTCAAAACCAGAAAGGGGAAAAACCATGGAAAACAAGGAATTTTTAAAAAGCAGGTTCGGAATAGAAATAGAAATGACAGGAATTACAAGAAGAAAGGCTGCTAAGATAATAGGAGAACACTTAGACGGAGAAGTAAAGGAACTAAATGATTACTACGGAACCTTTAAAATCGAAGCACCGGATGGAAAAAGCTGGAAGATAATGTACGACGGAAGCATTTACACCCAGAAAAAATCTGGCGGTCAAAAGGTTTCAGCTTCAAAAGAATACAGTGTAGAATTGGTAAGTCCCATACTGACCTACGAAAAAGACATGAAGGACCTTCAAGAGATGGTGAGAAAACTAAGAAAGGCAGGAGCCTTTTCAGAAAAACAAAACTGCACCGGAATTCACATCCACTTAGACGGACTGGAACACACACCAAGATCCATAAGAAATTTCATGAACATCATCTACTCAAGAAACGACCTTTTATACGAAGCCTTGCAGATAGAACAAAGAAGAATGTACTACTGTAAAAAGATGGACAAGAATCTGGTTGAAAGAATGAATAAGATAAAACCAACCAGCTTTAGACAAATAGAAGATATATGGTACAAAGGCTACAGCAGCAGAAGAGAAAGACACTACCACGAAAGCAGATACCATTTCCTAAACCTTCACAGCCTTTTCAACGGATGCAGAACGGTAGAACTTAGAGGATTCAACGGAACCTTACACGCAGGGAAGATCAGAAGCTTTGTGGTCCTAGCCTTAGGGATGAACCACCAGGCCCTTACACAAAAGAGCGCCACCACCAAAAAGCCACAGATTGAAAATCCTAAGTTTTCCATGAGAACCTGGCTTAACAGAATCGGCTTTATCGGCGAAGAATTCAAGAACTGCAGAGAACACCTTTGCAAGCACCTTGATGGAAGTGCAGCCTGGAGATTTCGAAGGGCCGTATAGATAAAAACAAGCGGCAACTAAAGCCACGGAGGGGGAAACCCCTCTTAAGTCGGTAGAAGGGCTAGCCAATCAAGTTAAAAGCCCACACAAGGAAAGCTAAAGGGGTAAAACCGCCCTTCAAGAAAGGATAGAGTAAAGATGAAAGAAGAAAAGAGATTAAACATAGCTTACGGGTCAAATCTAAATCTAAAGCAGATGGCTATGAGATGTCCGACTGCAAAGGTACACGGTAAAGGAACTTTAAAAGGATATAGACTTCTGTTTAAAGGACAGGTGGATAATGCCTACTGCACAGTAGAAAAGAAAAACGACGGAAAGGTTCCTGTGATAGTTTGGGAGCTGCAACCGGAAGATGAAAGAGCCCTTGATTATTACGAAGGATATCCTAGATTTTATGACAAGAAAGATGTGAAGGTAACTCTTGAAAATGGTAAGACAATTACAGCCATGGCATACATAATGACGGACAAGGTATTAGACAGGATTAATTTGAATCTGCCAAGCAGAAGTTATCTTGATACTGTTATAGTAGGATATGAAGCTGCAGAATTTGATTTAGAATTTATTGATGAGGCTCTTGAAATAAGCAATAAAGCTATTCAAAAGTATCCACCGAAGTATATATAACCAGAAAAAAATATACATCATTTCTTAAAATTTCTCTTGCAATTATGTGCTTTTAGAGTGATATATAGTAGTACCAAAAGAATTTAAAAGCAAGGAGGAAAAGGAAAGGATGATAAAGAAAAAAGATAGATTCGAAAGCAAAAGAGGCAAGACTTACGAGATAGTAGGAAGATGGGGAAATGACTATGTACTTTCACCAGTTAAGGATGATGACGATAACTGCCTAGTCTACACCGCCGGAGAGATAGAAGAGTTTATCCAAGAAGGAGATTTCAAAAGACTTGGAGGGAGAAAGTAATGAGAGCTTAATTTGGAAGGAAAGTATGTAACTTAAAAGAGCTAAAACAACTTACCAATCAAGCAATAAAAGAAGGCAGAAAAGGTCAACCCTACACCATCATCAGAGAAGTGATTCTAAAAGACAAAGACTTTAAAGAATTTGCAAATGACTTTTTAAAAGACCAACCTTGGATATCCAAAGGAGATGGAGGTATCAATGATAATGGCCAGGTTCGATGCATACGGGTTACCAACATAGAAACTGATGAGAAGGTTTTGGTAAATTCAGAAGGCTACAATTATCCACGGTACACAGGTTTGGAAGTAGGATAGAGGTGGATGAAATGGATAGAAAAGAAATAATTAAAAAACTCGGAGAGAATTTAGGAGTAGAACCTAAGTATTTAGGAGTTCCTACCTTTAACTATGAGATTAAAACAGATAAAGAAGTGTATACCATTGACAGGTTTGGAATTATCAGTAAAAGCAATGGTGAAACTATAACAGCAGATGAAATATTACATCAGTCAGAAATTGAAAAGAATCTACATCAAGATTTAGACAGTATCCAAGTGAAAATAGAATTTGAAGATCATACAGCTACCAGTTTAAAGAATATCATAAACATGCTTTACAGCAAGCAGGGCTTAATCATGATGTCCTTCCAAACAGAAGAACATTTCATGGATGATAATTTTGCTGAGGAGTTAAACAAAGAAGATATTAATGATTTGGAAGAATTAAAAGCATCCATTGAAAAACTCGGAAGAGCTAGATGTACAGGATTAAAGATTGACTTTGAACAGGAAACCCTTATTTTCTATCTTCACGTCTCAAGCTTAAGTCCTGAAAGAGCAAAAGCCTTTAAAGACTTATGTGTTCTTATTTCAGAATATTCCAAGACCTTGAACAGAGCTTCTTTTAAGCAGGCCCAAGATGACAATCCAAAGTATGCTCTTAGAACCTGGCTTATTAGAATTGGTATGAAGGGTACGGAGTATAAGGAAAGTAGAAGGGCACTCCTTAAGCACCTAAAAGGTAGCAGTGCTTTTAGAAAGGCCGGTGATAAAGATGAAGCCTAAGTGTAAACTCATAGGAGAAGACGGCAACATCTTTAATCTTATGGGAATTGTATCAAGGACGCTAAAAAAAGCTGGACAACAAGAAAAGGCAGATGAGATGACAAAGCGAATTCCTAAAGAAGCTGAAAGTTATGATGAGGCATTAGCAATATTGATGGAATATGTAGATGTTGAGTAGGAGGATTAAATGGATAAGTTTTTAAATCAGAAATACTGTGATAGGTGTGGTGGAAGCTTAAAAGGCGGACGTATCATGTCTATGTTTAACGAAGAGTGCCTATGCATGAGCTGTAAAGAAAAAGAAACCAAAGACCCTAATTACAAAAAGGCTGTTGAAGCAGAACAAGAAGAGATTCGAAAAGGGAACTTTAATTATAAAGGAATCCGTGGAAAGCAATCTAGAGATTGAAAAGTTATATGCATAAAAAAGAGATAAAATTATGTAGATAAAATTCTTTTTATGCAGAAAATATTACTGGATATATTCTCTCTTTAGATTTAATATGTACATACCAAAAGAAGAGGAGAATAAAACCATGGATAAAAAAATAGAAAAGAAACTTGAAGAAATAGCGAAAGAAGAACTCTTTATAGAAACTCTTAAGACAAGAAATTCAGATGGCTTTGATTTTTACGACGTTTCTGTATGGGGAGTAAAGAAAGCTCTGGAGCTAGCATTTGAACTTGGAAGAGCAGAAGGTAGGAAAGAAAAATAATATTTAACCTTTCAAACTTTCTATATAAAGAATATGAACTATAAGAGTTGTAAGTTGTTTTTATCTAAATATAAATTAGTTTTTACAACTCCAAGTTTATTTTTTATAGCTGTTCTAAGATAAATTTCACGATCATCTTTTCCGGTTAGTACGTAACCGCTGAAAAGAAGTAGCTTTTGAGTTTCATCAATATCGAGATTCATAGCCAAACAAAGCTTTAAAATATAATTCATAGAAATATTATCTATGTTATTCTTTTTATTTAATATCTTATTTAAAGTTGTATAATTAACATTAGCTCTTTCAGATAGCTCCTTTTGACTTAAGCCGGATTCTGAGAATAGTTTAATTAACAGGTTATGAAAAGAATCCTTGTTTTTAAATTTTTCAGCATATAATTCTATGTATTCAACAAGTCTTTCAATAAATCTTTGGTCCTGCATATATTTATATGCTTCTCTCATATTAACTTGATCGTATTCAACACCTTCGGTAGGTTTAATTTGAAACATAGGAGGATAAAAAACAAAATCTTCCATTACACCATTAGAGTTTTCAAGAAATTTATTTTCATATTTTTTCAAGGTCTCTTTTAATTTTGTGAGTTCAGTTTTTATATTTTTCTTGTAATATTTTCTGTAAGCATTAAAAAAATATAAGTCTTTATAAGTTAATTTAATATCTTCTTCATTTGTTTCACTTAATTGCAAATTAAAACTTAACTGATTGTCTTTAGATTCAGCGATATTAGGGTCTTCTTTTTTATTCATAGCTATTAGCCTCCCAGACCAACTATTTTTATATATTTATTATATAATATAAATAGAGATATTAGAAATAAAGGAGGTTTTTAAATGTAAATAATTTCAAAAGATATACCTGTAAATAGAAAAGTGGAAATTAAAAGATGAAAAGTAAAGGTGAAAAAAATGAAAAAAGTATTGAGAATTATAAGTATGGTTATAGGATACATTTTATTAGTAACGGGACTTGGGGGACTATTATTAACATTATCAGCTATAGGTGGAGATTTATATGCAGCAGTTCTTGGAATTCCATTAGGATTATTGCTTAGATATTTATCTTTACTCAATAAAGAGTTAAATATTAGAATATTATCTCTAGTTAGAGATGTGTCTATAATATCTATTTATTGGACCGGTTCTGTAGTTTTTATGATTATGAATGTTCCAAGATTAACTGAAAATGCTATGATTAGATTAGTTATATTAGCTGCAAGTGTTGTTGCTCTGATATTTAGTTTGAAAAAATTGAGAGATAAAAAAATTATATCATCAAAAAAAATAAAATAAAAATAAAATTTTAATTTAAAGTCTGATAATTAATCAGGCTTTTTTCTTTGCAAAAAAGGAGGTGAAAGTTATGGCTGGTAGGGGAAGACCACCAAAACCGACAGCAGTTAAAGAGCTTGAAGGTAACCCTGGTAAGAGACCATTAAATAAAAATGAACCTAAACCAAAACAAAAAGCACCAAAGTGCCCGTCATGGCTTGAGCCGGATGCCAAGAAGGAATGGAGAAGGCTGTCAAAAGAACTGGAAGCTATGGGACTTTTGACTAGAGTCGATATGGCTGCCTTTGCAGGATACTGTCAGGCTTATGCCAGATGGAAAGAGGCTGAAGAATTTATCTCAAAGCACGGGTCCATATTAAAGACTTCTTCAGGATATATTCAGCAGATCCCTCAGGTTTCCATTGCCCAGCAGAACCTAAAACAGATGAGAAATTTCTGCTCAGAGCTGGGACTCAGTCCATCGGCAAGAAGCAGACTTAATATAAACAATTCAGGAAACACTATAGAAGGGGACGCAATGGAAAGTCTTCTTTTAAATGTTCCAAAGGCAGAAGATATTTTAAATAAAAGTGATAATTAAAGGAGGAATACCCTATGCCTTTTAGTGAAGCTCATGCTAATCACGCCATAAATTTCATAGAACAACTGAAGCTGACCAAAGGTAGATGGGCTGGTCAGCCTTTTAAATTGCTTCCCTGGGAAAAGGACCTGGTTAAGAAGTTATTTGGAACTTTAAGAGAAGATGGAACAAGACAGTATAGAACTGCTTATGTAGAGATAGGTAAGAAAAATGGAAAAAGTGAGCTCGGAGCAGCCATTGCCCTATACATGCTTTTAGCTGATGGTGAACCTAATGCAGAAGTTTATGTGGCAGCTTGTGACAGACAGCAGGCCAGTATAATCTTTAATACAAGCGTTAACTTTGTAGAAGGAAATCCTACCTTAACAAAAGTAACCAATCTGGTAAGGTCTACAAAACGAATTGTTTATCCAAAGACAGGAAGTTTCTATCAAGTCCTAAGTTCCGATGTTAAATCAAAATCCGGAATCAATGCATCCTGCGTTATCTTAGATGAAATTTGGACCTATCCTAATCCGGACCTTGCTAAGATGCTGACCACCGGCTCAGGAGATGCCAGAACCCAGCCCTTGTTTTTGTATCTAACCACTGCTGGAAACCAACTCTCCGGTTACGGTTGGGAGATGCATCAGAAGGCTAAAAATATTTTAGAAGGTAAAAGAATCAATCCTACATTTCTATCCATCATCTACGGACTGGATGATGATGCTGATATTGAAAATGAAAAGAACTGGCGAAAGGCCAACCCAAGCCTCGGCCATACCATTACTATAGAAAGAGTAAGGGAACACTATAATCAAGTTAAAGATGATCCGGCAGATCTTGCTCTATTTAAACAACTACGACTGAACATGTGGTTGAAGCAGGAAATCAAATGGATGCCTATGGACAAGTGGGATCTTTGCAATTACCCAGTAGACCCAGAAGAGCTTAAAGGAAGAGTTTGCTACGGAGGTCTGGACCTATCCTCAACCAGCGATATCACGGCTTTTGTCTTGGTTTTCCCACCTTTAGAGGAAGGAGGCAGGTATCAGGTCCTTCCATACTTCTGGTTGCCTGAGGAGACACTACACCAGAGAGTAAAAAAAGACGGAGTTCCATACGATATCTGGCACAGACAGGGACTTTTAAATGTTACTGAAGGTAATGTGGTCCACTACGGATTTATCGAGAAGTTTATCGAAAACCTGGGAGAGAAGTACAACATAAGGGAAATTGTCTATGATAGGTGGGGAGCAACACAGATGAGTCAAAACTTAGAAGGTATGGGCTTTACAGTAGTGCCCTTCGGTCAGGGTTTTAAGGATATGTCACCGCCTACAAAGGATTTAATGAGATTAATTCTAAGTAAGCAGATTGCTCATGGAGGACATCCCGTTCTTAGGTGGATGGCAGACAACATAGTGGTTCGAAGAGACCCGGCAGGAAACATAAAAGTAGACAAAGAAAAATCCTCAGAAAAGATTGATGGAATAGTGGCTATGATTATGGGTCTTGCAAGGGCTGCAGTAAATCCACCGGAGGATGATGGATCTATTTATGATAAGAGAGATATGATAGTATTATAAATGCTCAAATACAAAATTCACATTCCTTATTAATATGACAAATAATATCTGATGTTATATAATAGTGGCAAAAGTAAGGAAGGTGGATTAGATGGGATTATTTGACTTATTGAAAAAGAAAGGTAAATCAAAAGTAAAAGAATTAGTATCAACTTCAAACAGTTTAGATATAGTTAAATACTCTATACACGAGGATATTAAAAATTTGCTTTGGTTTAAAAACGGACCAAGAAAAAACTTTGAAAGTAAAAAAAATATTAACAGTGAAAAATTTAATGCCGGAGGATATGAATTTACCATTGAATTTTCTATGAGTACAGACATTGAGCCTAGTCTTATAGATACTAATTTAACCATATCGGAATTAAATAGTAGTAGTAAGGTTAAAAAACTACCATATTATCCATCTTATGAAGGAATCGATCCTGAGCAAAGAGGAGCATACTTAAAATTCTTATCAAATCCTTACAATAAACATTTTGAGATTGGATATGTATTCTTACTATATTATGGATTAGAAAGATTTTTATTAACTGATAAATTTGTAGAAGCATTTGAAGTAATATTAAAGTTGCGAGATGTTCATGAAAATTCATCTTTTCAGTCATATTCTGGTAATGCATTAGTTTTATCTTGCTTATATCACCAGAGACCAGATATGATGTTGAAATTTATTAAATCTCTTGATAAAGATTATGAATTGAATTTCTCTGACAACTTATTCTTGTTAAGTGCTTATAGCTTTGATATTCCTATTTATTCAAAGGATATAACAAGACTTGCAAAAACTTTTGAATTTACTAATAATAATTATATTAAAAAGTATCCAAATTTGTTTGATGAGACTATGAATGAAATACTTTCTGATGAATTTGGTGATAATAGCATTAAAATAAGTGATTTACTGAGCGAAAAAGAATTCAAGAAACTTAGAAATGAAAATATACCAATGTTTGCAAATATATCAATTTCAGATAAAAAAATTAAAACACCTTTAATTTCTGAATCATTTAAGCT